TAAGGATTTTATCCTTTTTCATATACCAGTGAAGATGCTGGTTCTTTGCATGATGGCACCAATTCTTATATTAACGGAACCCCGGGTCAAAGAGTCTTGGGGGACACACGTAGAGAAATGGAGGGAATGGTTATGTTGAAAGAAAGAGCAACCTTTACGCCAGATGAACCTCTTATGAGTGGAAATAGTATAGAAATAAGAATTAACTATGATGGAGAAGAACCTACGGTTTCGGCAAGAGATTTACACGAAGGGCTTGGAATAGGGACAAGGTTTAACGACTGGTTTCCGCGCATGGTTGAATACGGCTTTGAGGAAGGGAAAGACTTTTACTCAAAAATGAGTAAAACCTCCGAAACCGGTGGGAGACCATCCGTAGATTACGAAATTTCAACGGACATGGCGAAGCAGATTTGTATGATTCAGCGGTCAGACAAGGGAAGACAGTACCGGCAATATTTCATTGATCTGGAAAAAGCATGGAACACTCCAGAGCAGATATTTGCTAGGGCATTAAAAATGGCAGATAAGACAATTGATAGTCTAAAGAGTCATAATATGGTGTTAGTGGAAGATGTAAAGCGTATGCGCCCCAAGGAGATATTTGCTGATGCCGTTTCAGTATCTCATACCTTGATATTAATTGGTGAATTGGCTAAAATCATAAAACAGAACGGTGTTGACATAGGGCAGAATCGATTATTTGAATGGATGCGGCAGAATGGATATTTGATTTCTCGTAAAGGAACGGATTACAATATGCCAACACAAAAAGCAATGAATCTGGAGCTGTTTGAGATTAAAGAGAGAACGGTAAATAATCCGGATGGTACAGTTAGGATTACAAAAACAGTATTAGTGACTGGAAAAGGTCAACAATATTTCATCAATAAATTTTTGGTTGAAGTTGCATAATAAAAGATTGTCTGATTTAAATAAGTGCCTGTATGAGCCTTCAGACCTTTGCAAATAGCAGAGGAAAGGAGGCTCTATTTTTATGGATTTCCAAGAACATAAGGAAATAATCAAAAAACTAAAGCGGCAGATTGAAGACCTGCCATCTTACGATATCTTAAACATTCTGTTATCAGAACTCCAATACACAATGCAGGATAATCCGGAACTGCCGGTTGATGATCGTGATTTTGTTATGGCGTATTCTGCTTTTATCAAGAGATGGGCTACAACGATGTTTGTCCAGACTATGGATAGCCTCTGGGATGAATTGTACTGGAAGACGCTGCTTTTTGAAGCGCCATATCTGTTTGAGTCTTATTTGATTTACTTGGAGAAGAACCGGGAAGCAAAGGATAGATTTTATTTACCAAAACGTAAGCAGCTGAACAAACATGGTCTAATACAGGCTATGCAAGATTTGGAAGATGATCGGTTAGATATTTTAAGTATATCAATGCCTCCCGGGACGCAGAAAGCACAGCCATTGTATTCTCAAGTGCTGACTCCTGACGGATTTGTTCGTATGGGAGATATTCATGTGGGAACGAAGGTTATCTCAGGAACGGGGAGAGTTTGTAATGTAACAGGAGTTTATCCGCAGGGAATAAAGCCTATATATGAATTGACATTTGATGATGGTTCAAGGTGCAGATGTTCTGACGAACACTTGTGGACTGTTCAGTCAAGGGACGATAGGAAAAGAAAAAACAAAGATGGCAGTGAAAAATACAGAACAATCACTCTAAATGAAATGTTAAAGAATTTCAAAGTCGAAAAGGGGAAACGATGCAACTATTCTATTGATTATGTTTCACAGATAGAGTTTGAGGAAAAGTCATATGATTTACATCCATATGTTTTAGGAGTATTGCTTGGCGACGGATCATTATCTTCTGGTAATTTGGATGTCACTACAAAGGATACAGAAATATTGGATAATTTACAGCTCTTTTTACCTGAGGGATTCTCATTAAGCAAAAAGTCCGATATTGTGTTTCGTATTGTTGAAAAGCAGAAGAAAAGATATAGTACGCTGCGTGCAATTTTAAGAAAATATGGGCTTGACAACAAAAAGAGTAGCGAAAAGTTTATACCAGAAGATTACTTATTTGGAAGCTATGAGCAGAGACTTTGGCTTTTAAGAGGGTTAATGGATACAGATGGAAGTGCAAAAGAAGGTTATTGCTCATATGCCACCATTTCTTCAAAATTAGCGGATAATGTGGTTGAATTGGTTCATTCCCTGGGTGGATACGCAAGCAATACAAGAAGAAAGGCCGGATATGTTCAGCCTGATGGAGCGTATAAGCGATGCAATGATTATTATGAAATAATTATAGAGTTTTCTTCCTGTATGGATAGCATTTTTTCATTGCAGAGGAAAAAAGAAAAGTATAAGCCTAGAAGAAAGATCATTAAGAGATTCATCACAGATATTCAATACGTAGAAGATGATGAATGCCAGTGTATTTACATTAATGATGATAGCCATCTGTATATTACAGACAATTATGTTATTACGCATAATACAACCTTGGAGAAGTTCTTTGCCTCATGGGTAATTGGTAAGCATCCGGATGATTTTAGTTTGTTTTATTCTCACAGTGGCGATATCACGAGAATGTTTTATGACGGCATATACGATATTACAACAAACTCAGATGAATACACCTGGAGCGAAATATTCCCAGATGTGAGGCTTGAAGGTACGAATGCCAAAACAGAGACAATTAACTTCAATAAATATAAGCCTTTCCCTAATATTCAGTGTACTTCTATTGGGTCAAAAAATGCAGGTAAAGTTCGGTGTAATAGGTACTTGTATTGTGATGATCTTATTGGCGGCATTGAAGAGGCTCTGAATAAGGTTCGATTAGATAAACTTTGGTCACTGTACAGTGTTGATGGTAAACAGAGGAAGATGGACGGCTGTAAAGAGATTCATATTGCAACGAGGTGGTCAGTCCATGATGTCATCGGAAGAATAAAGAATTTATATCATGGCAGCGATAGAGTGAGGTTTATTGAAGTTCCAGACATTGACCCGGTTACCGAGGAATCTAATTTTGATTACGAATACAATGGTTTTTCTGTTGCCTTTTTTAATGACCAAGCATTGGCCATGGATGACATTTCCTATAAGTGTCTATATAAAAGCCAGCCGATTGAGCGTGAAGGTCTCCTATACCATGAAGATGATTTGCGCCGATATTTATCTTTGCCAAACGAGGAGCCAGATGCAATTCTTGGCATTTGTGATACCAAAGATAAAGGGACAGATTATCTATTCCTTCCTTGTGTTGCTCAATATGGGAAAGATTATTATTGCATTGATTGTATCTGCGATGATAATGCCGATTATGGAGTGCAGTATCAGCGATGCGCACAGATTATATTGGATAACAATCTGCAACAGTGCCAGTTTGAAAGTAACAATGGCGGTAGCCGTGTAGGATACGAAGTTAATAGACTGGTAGAAGAGAAGAATGGAAGGTGCAATATTACTACAAGGTTTACGGAAAGTAACAAGGAAACAAAAATCATTGTAAATGCTGACTGGGTCAAAAAGCATGTTCTGTTCAAAGATTCTTCGCTCTATAAAGCAAAAGATGATTATGGAGTAATGATGAGTTTCCTGCTTAGTTATTCCGTCAAAGGAAAGAATCCACATGATGATGTGCCAGATGGTTGGGCACAGTTTGCACTGTTTGTGCAAAATATGGTGGGCTGCAAAGTTACTGTAATGCAAAGACCGTTTTAGGAGGTATAATCTAATGGCAAAAACATTACAACATTCAAAAAAAGAAAATCTAAGACTTTGGAATATTTATCACAGTATGAAAAAACGATGCTTGAATCCGAATTGTAAGCGTTATAAAGATTACGGTGAAAGAGGAATTAAAATATGTGATGAATGGCTAAAGGGATTTGATGGATTTGCTGATTGGGCTAAAGCAAATGGATACAGAAATTGCTTGTCAATAGAGAGAGTAAATGTGAATGGTAATTACGAACCGGAAAATTGCACTTGGATTACAATGAAAAGACAGGCGCGAAATAAAAGAAAATCTATATTTATTACCTACAAAGGCCAGA